TTGAATAAATTTTGGGGGGGGCGGGCGTGGGGGGGGGGCCCCCCGCCATAGGATACGGTGCTCCCGCTTTGGCCGGCGGTCTCGGCTACTGGGCCGGCATGCGCGTTCTGAAAAGTGAGAGCATGCAGGAGGCTGCCGCGAACAACATGCGGTACAACATGGCGCGGCAATCGCTCGGGAAAGGCTACGACGACGCCTTCCGGGCGGCCAGCGACATCGCCGTATCGACCGGTTCCTCCCGTGTGGGAACGCTGGACCTTATATCGGCCCTGACCGGCCTTAACGTAGGAGGCACATTATTGTCGCAGGAGCAAGCATCCTATCTGGCCAATATCACAGCCAAGTTAGCACATGCCAGTAATAGAGATATGGGCGTCGTCGGCCTGAACATGCAGCAGATACTCACTTCATGGCAGGGGATCGACATCAAGGAGCTCATCAAGAGCGTGCCGCTTATGGGGAAATTGATCCAAGACGAAATAAGAAAGGCGGGCAGCAACGAGAACATATACGCCTTCGTCCGGTCGAATCCCCAAGCGTTCTTCCGTGCGCTGGAGGAATTCAACAAAATGGTCAAAATCTCCCCGGGGGTTATGGCCCGGGGGCAAATAGCCCTCAATCGGGAGGATTTCTTCCGGAAGACGGAAGATAAGTTCGGAAAAGTCGCTGAAAAACTGGCAGCGGCCAACGGCGAACTGTACAGGAAGTTGGGCGAGGCTGTCGACTCGTTTTTATCTCCGGAAAACGTATCGAAAATAAACTCCATTATTGACAACTTCGTCAGCGCCTCGGGAAAGTTGCTGGAGGCTGCGGGCAAACTCGCTCCGGCAGCTACCAGCGCCGTCGGATGGACCGTCGAAAATCCGGCGACCACTACTGCCGGAATAATTGCGCTTTTCGGGAAAGGGTCGTTGCAGATGAAGGTGGCAACGATTGTGGCAGGTAGTATTATAGATCAGGCCAATAAAGTAGATAAAAAAGAAGAAGATATTGCTATTCGTGATCTAAAAAATGATCCCAATGGTATAAAATATCTTGAAGCGATATTACCTGGCTTTAAATATGCTCATTACGACATATGGAAAAATATCATAAATGGGAATCCGGAGTATGACAATGTGAGTGCTATCGTGGCTGATTATCGCCGGTCGGAATTGTCACGTACTCAACCTAATTACGCAATAAACCTGCGTAATAAAGCTATCAAAGAGGCAATATCAAATACACCCGTTACAAAACCTCTAACTTTATTGGGATTAGGTGGTCTTGCCATTGATAATGGATTACAAAAAATAGGAAGCCTTCTTCTCCAAGATATGATTACCCAACCACCTATGGGTAAATTCCAAGATAAATACAACAACAATAAATACGCCAAACAACTTGACAAAGAAATTAGACCTCTGCTGGCAAAAGAGTATGATCAATCTGGAAATTCTATCGAATCTCTAACCGATTCTTTCGACACCCAGTCGGTCGGAGCGTCCGATGCCCAAACCATTCGGGGCATGTCCGGCACGACCCGGGCGCTCGTCATCAACTTCAACCGCGAGATAGTCAGCATGCCCACGACGATCAACGCAAACGACGTGGAGGACATAAAGCAACAGTTGGAGCCCGCCATAGAGGACATGATCGTGCGCGGCCTTACCATTGCGCTAAACAATTCAACCCGCATGATATGAGCAGAAACAAATATACATCCATATCGGGAGGCGGCTTGTTCAGTTCGGGGGTCGATTCGGTTATCAGCCGCATAGACAACGGCCTGATCGGCAGAGGCTATCAGACCGTGGGCAACTATGTCGAGGATGCGTACAACGCGGCCCAGCGGGGCTATAAGATCGTCATGGCCGAAGCGGGGATTGCCAAACAGCTATTGCGCGGCGGCGCTGCCTACTCTTACGACGAAATGGGCAATGTGGCCGTCACGGTAAACTCCCCCTTCGTGTCACGGAACGACCGCTATTCCGCCGGCGGAGTCTCTTTGGGCCGGTACGACCCGAATCAGGACTACTATTTCAAGTGCGGCGACTACTTTCTGCCCCTCTCGTTCACCTATTCGGTCAATGCCAAGAAACACACGGCATCGTCCCAGTTGGTGGACGGACCCGTCATATTCGAGCGGGTGTACAAGGAGCCGAAGATCATATCGGTGAATATTCAGGTGCAGACCAAGCAGCTGTCCCCGGCTACGTCCAACCTGTTCGCGGCCTACGAAAGTACGGTCAACGATACCGAAGGCGACCCGTACAAGCTGGAATTGGAGAACCTTTCGAGCATGTTCAACGATCTTTTCGAGAATCAGGACGTGTTCCGGATCGTCAATACGTTCATCAACCAAAACCTGCATGTCAACTACGTGTATATGTCCGAATACGACGTGTCGCCACAAGCCGGGTCGCTGCTTACCGAGATACGCATGCAGTTGATCGAAGTGGACGTTACCTCGAATGTCATATCGGAAGATGCGGCCAATGTCGTAACGACCGATACCGGCTTTGCCGTGAACGGATAACCATTACTGCCATGACCGGAAACTACTTTGAATGCGGCAACGAAGTGATCGTCGAGGGATTCTCTCTCGGCCATTTCTCGTCATTCAACGTAAGCAACAGCAGGGATGTCATAGGAGCTACGGCAGAGATCAAAATACCGCTCTACACCATTTCCGTCACCGACAAGCAGCGCCCCGTGGCAGACAGCCTGCGAATCGGCGTAGACGGAGCCCAGCTTGCGACGGGAGCCCGCATCGAGGTCTATGTGTGGTATAAGGACAATACGACCTTGCAGCATACGTTCCCCAAGATTCTCGCGTTCTCCGGGTTTATCAGAAAAGTGGTGAGCGGTTTCCCCACCACGATCAAATGCGAGGACAACTCGTTTATTCTCAAGTTCGGGCAAGTCAATAAAAGCTGGTCGAAAATGACTCCTTTAAAGGAGGTTATGAACGAAGTCGTCCCGATTGCCAACGACGCTTTCGCCAAATTCCGCAAAGAAGCCGGGCTGACCGGAGAGTTTCCGTCCCTGTCCGTAGCCGAATCGGAAAGCGCCGACGTGGAATTCACGCTGAACGTCTGGAAGGCCATAGCGCCCTATGAGGCTATCTCCCGTTTCGCAGAGGAATATGTGCTGTACGGCCAAGTCAGCAATACGGGGAAAGTCTATGTAGGGACAGGAGCGACCAATACGGACCGACCGACAATCAAGCTGAGCACCCGGCTGAACGTCATCAACAGGGACATTACGCCCGAAGACGGCCTCTTTACCGATTACTACGTCGAGATCAACGGATATGACGAAAAAGGCAACAAGATACAGGTTACCCGCGGAGATGAAACCAAAGGAGAGCCGGTCCGCCTTCCATTCTCTCCGGCCCGGAAACAGGAGCAACTGGAAACGATAGCCGACGCGGCGCTGGCTCGGCTCAAGGGAAACCGAAACAAAGGTTCTATCACCACGCTGTTATATCCGTTCGTCTCGCTGTGGGATTTCATCGAATATGAAGACACCTTGTTTCCCGAACTGAGCAGCAACTACTATGTGATCGGGACGGAACTGAACTGCGACGACTCAGGCTACCATAATGTCCTGAGCGTTACCGACGAAATGTTCTACTATGAGAAAGCGTAACGAGACCTTTTCAGCCCGCGTCGCAGAAATAGGGCGACTGCTCGACCGTCGATTCACGATGGCCGAATCGGTCGCTCTCGTGTATGCTACCGTCGATAGCGTAGACGAGGAGAACAGGACCCTGAATGCCATTGTAGACAATGACAAGACGATCAGCGACATAAATCTTGACATTGTCGTGAATGGGGACAATGGCATTCTTTTTATCCCCACCGTCGGCTCTACGGTGGTGCTCGGATTCGTGGAGAACCGGCCGGAGCTCCCGTTCGTCGTTTCCTTTACCCATCTCGACAAGATTGTCGTCAAATACGATTTCGGGAACGAAGGAGCGACGGATGTCATCACAATCGACGCATCCAGCATATCGGCCCAAAGAGGGGATGCCGGTATGGAAATGCGGAACGGGTTATTGTCCCTGACCGTCGGATCGGCTTCCGTCGCGCTGGATTCCTCGGGAGAAAATCCGCTCGTCACCCTGAACGGAGGGGAGAAAGGCCCTACGGTGGTTATCGGAGAACTGACTGCCCGGCTGAACAAACTGGTGGGGGAAATAGACAGCCTGAAAGAGTTCGTCAACTCCCACACGCACACAGCCCCATCCGGAGGCGGACCGACAAGCTCCCCTACTCCCGGATTCACGGGCTCCTTCTCTCAATTCTCCGACGATGAATACCAAAACGAAGACATAGTACAATGAAAGACATACGATGGGACACTAAGGTAAACGACATTGTCATCGCCGACGGCGATTTCGCCATGACGGATCGGTGCTCGAACCAAAACGGCGCTCTGATCCTTATCAAGCGTGCCGTGAACATCACGAAGGCGCACATCGGCGTGGCCCTCGACGAGCTATATCCCAATCTGGCTCCGGGGGACTTCGATCTGCTCCTTACCGAAGGGATCGGGCAGATATATGAAGACGGGGCCAAATACGTAGACGAGAAAACGATCCGCTCGGGATGGCAAAACATATTCTCCACGGACGGGTCGGTCATCTATAACGAATAACAAGCTATGGCATCCTATCAGGTTCAGGCATTCCAGACTATCTACGATATATGCTACAACGTATCGGGGTCTATCGTCGTGCTCGACAAGCTCATGGAGCTAAACGGCATAGAAAGCTATACCGCCGAGATACCTTTCGGGACTCAGCTCGACATAACGGGCATACCTATCGTCAACAATGCCTGCGTATTGTGGGCCGGTCAATATCCGTTCTATTCCACCCGCCTGTCGGAAGAAGATTTGCAAAATCAGATCAATAACCTCGTAAATACAATGACCCAAAATGGCAAGTCAAACAGCTAATCAGATAAAAGCCTATCTGGCCAATATCCTGCCGAATCTCAACTCCAGCGCCTCGGCAATCTGGACCCGGTTCGTAGACGTATTCTCCACGATCATCGACATCCTGACCGGAGAAATCGGCCGCTCGAATACCATCATAGAGACGGCCGCCCGCTCGCTGCGCGTCATGGGCCAGCAATACTATATCGATAAGGCGCTGGCCTATCAGGAGGGCGACGATTTGGTCGTAGTGAACGACGAAACATTAGCGATGGGATATGCCGAGACAGACACCAGCAAACAGATTATCAAGCAGGTATATACATCCGTCCCGGATAACGGGGAAATATATCTGAAAGTAGCCACGACGGATTCGGACAACAACCTGATTCCGCTCACGACGCAGCAACTCGACGCATTCAAAGGCTACATGAAAAACTGGGAGCCGGTGGGTATCGCTGTGACGGTATTCAGTCAGGTCCCCGACCGGTTCGACTGCGCTCACCTGTACGTCAGATACTCGCGCGACTACAACCTGATAGCCATTCAGGATAACATCAAAGCGCTGCTCGACCAGTTCCAGATGCAGCGCCTCAATCGCTCGGCTCTTTATATCAATGACATCGAGTCGGCCATCAAGGATATTACGGGCGTAAGGGACGCCTTTTTCGACGGCGTTACCATCAACCGGTGGGACACATCCGAAGGCGAGGGCAAGTACGTCCCGTATGTTCCGGACGACGTGGCATCCAACCCCTATCAGGGAATCATCTACCTGTACGCCGGATATTTCAATTTCAACGACAATATTTCCGACTTTACGGCGGATAGTCCCATAACCATCTTCGAATCGGTGTAGTATGAAATTCAGAGCTGTCGATATACCCAATCTGATTTATCAGATACTCCGGCCCAATTATGCCGTCACATACGGGGACGAAAAGACGCTGCCGGCCCTCAATCAGATGTACAAATTCCTGTTGGCATGCCTTTATCCGCTGCAACCCAAATGGAACGAATACGACGCGCAGAGGCGGAAGTACTACATGATCGCATCGTGCGAGCCGAACATCAGCAACGTTTCCAATGTCCTCAATCATCTTTTCGGGCAATACGGAGAGATCATCATCTCCAATTCGAGCCTGAACCAGATGTACCTGTACGATTCGTACCCCGACGACGAGTCGAAACAAGTGTACCTGTATACCGAAGGAAGCGAAAACGCCCCGGTCTACTGGGGATTTCAGGGCGCTACGTCCAACGAGACTATCGTCAGCGTTCCCGTCGAGCTTCAGTACAGCGGAGCTGTCATCTATAACGCCGTATCCGTCCCGGGAGGACCTACTATCGCCATAAGCGACAAGACCGCCTACATAACCAATAACAACTGGCTATCCTATAAAACGGTCGTTCTGCCCAACAACGCGAGCAATACGGCGCTTTACAAGAGCATCACCTATTCTATCAAGGGCTCGGCCCAAACCCGGCCTATCATCGCTATCGGGGACGGCATATCGGCTATGTCTTTCGATATGGGCAAGACGTGGAAGGCGGTCGATTTTCCGGAAGGGGACTACACGAAAGTCGTCGGCAGCTACCTGTCGAATGTGTCGATAGACAACCACTACGCCATTGCCATTGGAGACGGGCTGCAACCGATGGCGATGTATCTGGACCTTCTGAACGGGACTCAAACTTGGAAACCGCTCGAAGGAATCGGCTCATCCTATACATCGCTGTGCCCGTACAAAGACGGATTCGTTTTTATGAACGATTCCCAAATGGAGCTCGTCGAGCTTGACAATAACTGCCAAATCGTCAACTCGTCCGTCAAATCGCTCCCCTATGGACTGTATTACTATTGCGCAGCCGATTCTACGGGGACTCGTCTCGTATTCGTCGGCAAGGGATCGGCCTATGCGGCATCCCCCGACTACGAGCCTGTCGCCTCATCCTCTCCCATTCTGCCGGAATACGTATGCAAGTCCGTTACCTACGTTCCGCAGGACGGGTCGTTCCGCACATTTCCCTTCTACCGCTCTATGTTCGTCAGCAAAGACAACGGAAACACGTGGAGCATGCAGGAAATAGAGGGAATAGAGAAAGGCTCCTACCATACCATATACGGCACGACGCAGGGATTCGGACTCGTAGGCAACGGCCAGATGTACTTCCAGAATCTGTCGGACGGGACCATCCAAACGAACGATGCGCCCATGTCCGATGTGTGGTGGGACTTCCTCGCAACGCTTAACTCGCTCATAATATACGGAATCAAATACACCATTAAAACATATTGACATGGCACTCGACCCCATTTACGATATGCTATTTCAGGACGGCACGGGCAATCCCGTGTTCATCACGGACCTGTCCAATCTGCCGCGTCAGATAAACTACCTGAAAGCCGCGATCAATCTGTTCGGCCAGAACATCGCCATACTGCACGGCTTCGACAAGAACGAGGACGGCACGTATACTCCCGGCATCATATTATATAAAGGTGTCATGTACTCCTACCCCGGTGAGAGCATCCCCGCCGGATCATACCTGCACAGCCGGGAAATACTGTACGGAGAACGAGTGGCTGAAAACGGCGTAATATATAACGCCTTCAAGCGCTACGAATTTGTCGCCAACGATGTGGACACGGGCGACGATCTGATTACCTCGGAGCCACTGACCGACGACTATGTGATGAAGCTCAAAAGCGCTCCTATCGGCCCTCAGATGATCGTAACCGACATGCTCAAGGACAAATCGGTTACATCGGATAAATTAGCCGACGGCGTTATCCCGGGAGCTACTACGCCTACCGGTCCTGCCGGCGGCGATTTGGCCGGGACCTATCCTAACCCGACTATCGGCGACGGAAAGGTAACGACCGACAAGATTGCCGACGAGGCCGTGACCTCGGAAAAATTGGACCCCGATGTGCCGGGAAATATTCTGAACGGGATGATTACCAAAGTGAGCGACTGCAACAGCGCTCTACATAACCGCTTATTCTATGCTCCTTCCGGCTCGGAGAATACGCCTCCGCTGGCCACCTGTGACTTTGTCGGGATTACCTTTTCAAACAGTTTCTACGTAACCCCTTCGGGTGTTACCCAAATCGCCATGCCGGTAAGTTGGCGCGCCGGAGCCCCATGGGCTACCACCACCCCGCCTTTGTTTATCAGAAATATGCGCGGCTATCCCTCGGGCGGCTGGAGTACATGGCGATGCGTCGCAGAATTTTTCCCGAACAATTTCGCTTCTCCCACCCAGTCTCTTACCCGAAAATTCAACGGCAGACCTGTCTTTTACCAGTATAAGTCGGCCGCGGCTTTCAACATAACTACTTTGGGTACCGTCGAACTCGCGGACGACATGACCGGGAAGCATCTGATCGGCATAGAAGGATATTTGACCGGCCAATATGAGGATAACGCGTCGGGAACCGGCACTATTATCGGCATGGAAATCCCACTCACCGGCGGAATGTCCAAGTATGTGGGCGAGATCAATATGGAGATTACGGCCTACACGTATGAGAAGAACGACAAGCTATACATGAACATAACCACATCCTCGCTTCGGACGGTTACGTTCACCTACCATATCGTAATGAAGTTCGACTACATATAAATCTACCTCTATGGCACTGAAACCCATACGCGAAATGCAATACGCCGAAAATATCGGCAATCCGGTATTTATAACCGACTTGGCCGTTTTGTCTCAGAATATAGTAGAGCTCAAGGCCGCTATCAATATGTTCGGAAAGACTACGGCCATTATCTACGGCTTCGACAAAACGGAAGGCGGATATACTCCCGGCATCGTACTCCATAACAAGCAGCTATATTCCTATGCTGCGGGGGATGTCATTCCTGCCAATACCTATCTGCACTCGGTCGTTCAGCAGACCACGCCGCGCATATTGGAGAACGGCTCCACATTCAATGCGTATGTCGAATATACGTTTATCGCCAACAGCACATCCACGGGCGACGACCTGATTACCTCGGAGCCACTGACCGACGACTATGTCGCCGAGCTCAAGAATGCCGCGCAAGGTATTCCGCCCATAACTACCGATATGATCGCCGACGGTGCCGTGACAGCCGCAAAGATCGCAGAAGGAGTTATTCCGGATGTTCCGAGCTCCCTGCCTCCGTCCGGCGCTGCTGGCGGCGATTTGACCGGGACCTATCCTAACCCGACTATCGGCACCGGGAAAGTGACAACCGCAAAGATCGCCGACGGTGCCGTGACAGCCGCAAAACTGGCTGAACAGTATATTGTGAACCGGGGTGCTATTGCTAACTTGAATAACGCCACGACTTACGGTTTTTACACCTACGATGCGACTACGCAGAACACGCCTACTTCTTACGGCAGCGTCATTGTCGTCGAAGGAACCGGGCGAGCCGGTAATTGGATACAGTTGGCATTGGGGTACTCTGCGGGCAATGTCAATCCGTCCGTTTTTGTCCGTTTCCGGCAAAGTCTGAAATCTTGGAGCGACTGGGTTAAAATCTGGAAATCAAATGATTTCAACCCGGACAATTACCTGCCGCTTTCGGGTGGTACGATGGCTGGGGATATTATTCTGCCACAGTCTTATAGGATTCAGGAATCAAATAGAAATATTGTCGGTAGGATTGTATTCGGAGATTCAGAATCCCCAAGAACGGTTTTAGGTGCTAATTTATATGACGCTCTTATCATATCTGTAAATGATATTATGCGCCATGACGGGACTAATGAATATAAGGTTTGGGATGCCAAGAACTTTAATCCTGATTCTAAATTTGATTTCAATGCCGCTCAGCTCTCGGATTTGAACAATGCCCCGAACAATGCCTTCTTTGTCGGCGCACACAACGCGGCGAACGCTCCGGTTGCAGATAGTTGGTGCAATGGATTTACTATCGCTTATGGCAATAACCCCAATTTCCGCAAACAGTTCTGCTATGCAGGCGACAAGTGGTGGACAAGAGGTCGAAGCGGTACAACGTGGTCCGGTTGGAGCCAGATTTGGGACTCGGGTAACTTCAATCCATCCGATTATTTGTCGAAAAAGAATACAACGGTCTACGTGCCGACCGGAGAATACAACCCGGCTACAAAAGGGTATGTCGATTCGGCTGTGGAGAATGGAAGTATGAAGAAAGTTAATACCACTAATCTGAATACGCTTATTTCAGAGGGCACGTGCTTTTTCCAATTTGCCGCATCGACGACGAACGCTCCTATGCCTCAAGGAGGCGGAGGACTTCAAATAGTACTTACCGATAAAATCATACAGTTCGTTACCATTTTCTACTCGACATCATATGCCGGCCCTTCTTTCTATCGTACTTCCAATACAGCTTCAGCATCCACATTCTCCCCGTGGAGTTGCTTTGCGGAAAACAGCGATTTCGGACAGAACGTCTATTTTGAACAACAATTAGACGCGACACATTTCAACGATGCTCCCGTTGTCAAGAAGCTCGTCAAAGGATCGTATACCAATAAATTTGGGCCTGCGACTGTTGTACTGGACAACTATGCCTCGACTCAATTCCCGGGAACGTACTCCCAATATGCGCCTATCGCTTTTCGCGGGTACGCTAAGTTCACGAACTATTCCACCAAAGCGACTTTGGCTATCGTGCCCGTTAACAGCCAAAGTAATAATAACTATACATTTTTTACCTATGTCAATCCGTCATCGATATACCAAGTTATGGCCGATTTCACAGGCGGTTTGGCTTCAGTTCAGGAACAAGTCGATTATTTGGTAGAGATAACCTACGGCAAAGTGGTATAACAATCAGCACAATGGAATACATCGCAGCGATCATAGCGGCCATCGGCACCATCATAACCGCATGGTTCAAATACAACCAGTACCGACGGGACAAGATGACCGACCTGAAAATATCCCAGATAAAGCAGGATATGTCGGAAACTTCCCTGCGTCGGGTAGACAATTCGGCAATCGTGTTCGGCGAACTGTGGGACATACTGTACACGCTGGATGCCGACAGGGTATATATTATCCAGCCTCACCCGCTGGGCAACGAGGCTTACGTTTCGATCTACTTCGAGGTGAAGCGTAAAGGCATCGACGGGATGAAACAATATATCCATGACATAAGCATGTCGGACATGTCCAAATTCTGTGCGGACCTGAACCGTAATCCGTACATCCACATATCCGACATCGAGACGCAAATGGACGATATGTATGCCCGTTCGCTCTTTTCCTCTCACGGCAGCTCCATATTAGGGATATACCGTATGAGCGACAACCAGCACGACTGGGTCGGGTCCATCGTCTGCGAACTGAGAAAAGACTCCAGCATCTCAGAATCTTTTCTCAGAAGCAAATTGCACGTAATCTCAAAAAACATTCAGTACATTTTGCCCAGATACATTGGCTCTCACACTAATTAAACTTTATTGCTATGATTAAGAAAATCACCAAATCCGATCTGCCTCCTATCCCGAGCATCGACAGGATGGCCAACAAAATCAACGAAAACTTCGAGTCCATCGAAGGGGGCGGCGCAACTCCGTCCGGCGCTGCTGGCGGCGATTTGACCGGAAGCTACCCGAATCCGACTATCGGGAACGCAAAAGTTACTCTGGCAAAACTCGCGTCGGACGTTACCGCCAAACTGGTTACACCGCAGACCACGCCCACATGGGGTGCATCGGACACGGCCGAAGGCGTGCAGGCAACCTGGTCCTGCTGGCAAACGCTCTGAAAACCGCCGGTATTCTGCAATAGCCATGCTTCTATCTCTGAGGCGAATCTATTTCGCGCCCACTTATACCATCGGGCGTTTAAGCATCCCGTCGGCATCCTTCGAGTGCGATACGCTGGAAGATGCCGATCGGGATGCCAACGCCAATGGCGTATTCGACGGTCAGGAAGTCAAGATAAACGGCAAGACGGCTATCCCTTACGGTCGCTATCGAATCACCATGACCCAGTCGTCCAAGTTCTCGCCTCGCTACGGAGACCGCAATGTCCCCCTGCTGCTGGATGTACCTCACTTTGAAGGAATACTCATTCATTCGGGGAACACGCCGGCCGACACGGAAGGCTGTATATTAGTGGGAGATAACAAGGTAAAAGGACAGGTCATCAACTCCCGGGCTACACTCTTCCGCCTGCTCGACATTCTCGACGAGGCCGACTCCCGAGGCGAAGATATTTACATCACGATTCGGAAATGAAAATCATCTACAACTCCCTGATCCCGTTTCGCGGATATAAGGCCATGATGCTGTTCGGGGTCATATTCGCGCGCAAAAAGTTCAAGCCCCTTAGCACCGTTACCGTCAATCACGAATCGATCCATGCGGCCCAAGCCAAAGACTGTCATGGATATTTCCTGTATTACTGCCGATATATCTGGCAATGGATATGCCACGGCTACGAGGGTAATCCTTTCGAAATAGAGGCCAAAACCCATGAACGGGATTTGAACTACCTCTACAACCGAAAGCCCGAGGCGTGGCGCGACATGATGTAGACATTCGCAGCGGTTCTTTGACATATTGGAATTACCGAGAACCGGGGGGGGCATTGCGCCCCCCGGTTCATAATATCTTGTGTACTCCACCAACAAATGCCTGGAAATTATAAGTTTGAGTTATACTCCGCCTGATTCCATAAATATATAAAAACAGGGCGTGAGATAAAATTTCCTATGTTTGTATCGACATATGAATGGCGTTAGCTATTGTTTTGGGTAAAGTTGTGATTTGATGTAGAAAGCGGTAATTCCAATATTCGGAGTTACCGCCTTTTTTATGCCCGGGCGGATAGGTTCGGGCATTTTTATTTTACTGAAACATGAAAAACGTTGTTATAGCTTTAGCCCTGATTGCAGCCGCATTTCTGCTGGGGCGACGGAGTGTGAAGCCGGAGATCGTCAAGATCCACCGGACGGACACGGTGGTCGTGCGCGACACGGTCCGGGAAACTGTCCTCGTTCCCAAAGTCCGCTACCTGACCCGTGTCGATACGGTGTTGCTGAAAGTTCCGGGCGATACGGTGGAAGTCCCGGTACTGGTCCCGATTTCCCGAAATGTGTATGAAGGGGAAGATTACCGGGCCGTCGTGTCCGGCTTCCGCGCGTCGCTCGATACGCTCGATATTTTCCGAAAAACGCAGACCGTGACGAATACGGTCGTCCAGCGGGTCGAGGTTCCCGGCAAACCTAAGCGCTGGGGAATCGGCGTGAGCGCCGGGTATGCTCTCACGCCTCAAGGGGTAAAGCCTTATATAGGAGCCGGAATCAGTTACTCTTTTATCACATTCTGATATGCCGAAAATATTCGTTAAACCGCTGACCGTAAACCGAGCATGGCAGGGTAAGAGATTCCGCACCTCCATGTATGATGCCTATACGACGGAGTGCCTATTGAAGCTGCCCGACATAGTGCTGCCCGAACCTCCATACGAAGTACACTATGTATTCGGGCTATCCACTTCTTTGGCCGACTGGGACAATCCGATCAAGCCCTTTCAGGATATATTGCAGAAAAGGTACGGATTCAACGACAAGGACATTTTCAGGGCCGTTGTCGAAAAAGTCAAGACACAAAAAGGTGAGGAATTCGTTTATTTCGACATTAAGAACCTCACCGTACCATGAAATTATATAGATGAGCTTCCTTTCATGTCACCCAACAGTGAGTTCAGGTGCATCACCCAAAATCTCAACTGGCTTGTGATATTGAGCAGATCGTTCTCGGTAGTCGGGTCGAATTTATCGGCATAGCATCCTTCATGGACGAGCGCGATGATTTTGTCTATCTCATCGCGTGTTTTTGCTACCATGTCCCATGTCGGCATGATTAATTTCTCGTCTTCCACTTTGGATTCAGAAATACACAACCCCATGCTGAACGGAGGAATCATTCTGAGCTGGCGGAATATCTCGCCCACCTTATCCGTCCCGTCGTCGAGTACCTTGTATATCTTATCGAACATTTTGTGCAGGGCCTCGTATTCGTGCCCTGTCACCATCCAATGCCTTCCTTTCACATTGGACTTGGTTACCTGCATTGTAGCAAGTATCGTGTCTAATTCTTTCTCCATTTTCAATCAAATCATTTTTTTCCCATTCTTAAAAATCAGCCGTCCGGTTCCCACCCAAATCGTCTGATTATCCTCGGTCTGTATCTTCAGTCCATAATCATTGCCGTTTTTCCTTCCCTTCAAGGATGTCAGAAAGAATTTGATACTCATTCCGTTTCCTCCATCCCTCCGGGCAAATTCCCGAATACACCGGTCAGGGACCAAGTCTGTCCGTAACTCGCATAGAATTGTTATTTTATCCTCGTTATCCATGAATTCATCGTTTCTACATCAAATCACAACTCAAAATGACAGGTCACTGTCTTTTATCTGACCTATGTACTTACCGTTCTTATCGTATAGCTTGATAACCCCTTTTTGCTTCTTTCCTCTCATTTTCAGCCGTCCCTGCTCATCATACACACGGATATTGTCCCGCTCTATTTCCACTCGTCCGACATTTCTACCATCCCTATAAATGGTCTGTTTTTGTGTGGTCGGCGGCGCTGCCAGCCACATCAATGCAATCATTAGAATCGTTTTCATGTCTCTGCGTTTTAATTTAATGATTACTTTCCTTATAAAAGTGTGCCACAATTCTTTCACACTGCTAAATATAAGGAATTATTCCGGTATCGTCATCGTCCCAATGCTTTATTGATTGCCTTCTCGGCTTTTGATATGGCATCCATCCATCTATTAGGAATAGGGGGTAATAGAGTGTTATCTGCGTCCAAACCATGTTGGCGAACAATTTCCTGTAATGCCGCCAGCATTTCCGGTGCGGCAGCGATCAGGCGGGTGTTGGCTTCTTCTTCACCTGATGCGGTTGTATCTTCAATCCACGCAATACCGTTGTTATCAGGACCAAAAACCACATCGTTATCCGGATATTCTCCTACCTTCCACGGCCCCGGAGTGCCTTTGAATTCTGTTTCCATCACTTCACCAGTTCAAACTCGATTCGCCAAACAAAAGGATTGCGATCCCATGTTCCCCGTCCCGACACCTTGTCGATCAGCGAGGCGAAAGCTTCGCGGGGCGTATTAAACCACAAACCGGTTCCTTCACAATCAATATATCCATGCATACCTAATATAGATTCTGCGTATGCATGTCTAATCCCTTCTTTTATGCAATCAATGTCCGAAATATCCTGCAAGCGCTCAATCCGAAGGTCTCTAATCTGTATTTGGTGGGGCATCAGATCAGCCTTAACAAACATTTTGTTATCCCAACCTTTTGACGCAAGTGCGGTGGTCTGATAATCGTGCTCAATCACTCCATTGTTGGGGTGCAAGAAGCTATCATATCTTTGAGCCACCGCCACGATCTCTCCAATCTTATAGGGGCACTTGTGCTCAATCACAAGCTTCCCATTATTGGCTATCACATGGATAATATCACCTTTTATCTCTTCAGCCTCTATTTTATAAATCGGCCACCAAGCATCTTTTACTACGCGCCTTGTCACCGTCTTTCGACCACTGATAACCGCCTGCGTCAGGCCGTAACGGTCGTTAAACATCATCTTTTTCATATTCTTGGGTTTTTACTGATTCTATTTGGGCAGTTTCTTCTGGTGTTTTCATTTGATTCTCCGTTTCAATCGTTTTACAAAATTCTTGACATTCAGCGCCTGTTCGTAGTAGCAATCCTTCTCCACCACTATTCTCTCCTTGTAGACCGGCAATCCGTCAAAGCCCATCGCACACTCCCGAATCACATCGGCCGGCTTGATCTCGCCTGTTTTGTAGTTGAAAGAGAACAGAGTGTGCCCCGGTACCTTCTTCATGCGTCCGATCAGCTTCAACTCTTGCTGCTTTTTGATTTGGGCCTCGATGCGGGATTGTTCTCTTTTATCCCAAACTATGTCTGCATCAGGGATCATTTTCATAGCTCATTCTTTAAAGTGTTTAATGTTTTTTAAAGGTTCAGTTGTCAATTATTATTTGACAACTGGAGGATGAAGCGGTCATTTGTCCCGCACGCAACGCACGCTGAAGCCGAGGGTGCTATTGTCGCTGCACTGCGGGAAGACGGTGCCCGAGCTGAAGTAGAGGTTGTCCGCGAGGCCGTAGCTTCCGTAGCCCGGCAACGATGTCCAATAGTGGCCGCTGGAGCTCGTGCTGGCCAACTCGCCGAGCTTGCCACGTTTCAGGCCCGCAGCAGGCAGGAATAATGATCCCTTGTGGTCCGAGTCGTGGTTGCCCCCGAACCAACGGCCCTTGCGCTCGTCGTCCCAAGTCGAGCCGAGATCGCATAATGCCTTCCATTCCTCCCGGGTCGGCAAGCGCTTCCCGACGGACTTCGCGGCCTCCATCGCCTCCTGCCATGTGTAGTAATGATGGCCGTCCTTCTCGTAACCGCCTATGGCCAAATTCTCTGTGTCCCACAGAAGGCCGCATAGCTCTATGGAGTCGGACACAGAACCGGCCGCAACCGGATTCTCCTCCCTCCATTGAGCGCCGGCAATGAACCCTACTATCCAACTGTCGTGTAAACATTCATCCAGAATATCGTCGATTGCCGGATCGTAATCTTCCAAACGATACGGGCAAATTTCCTCGGCTACTTCATGTAATGTTTTCATAATCTGAAATTTTTAAATTCACAGCTATAAAAAACGGACTTCTTGTTGCACCAATGGGCAACCCGACGCTGCTCAACTGTCGGTCTGATCTTGTTATCAAAATCCCGGTACGGCTGGGCGAATGGGTTGATGTGCATTTCACGGAAAATGTTCAATCTGTACAACGCATCATCAATTTCTTTGACAAGGCAATAGACAAAAAAACGATGTCTGTTGACCCCCCGCTGCTCAAGCTCCCGAATACACTTCAGCACAGGTTCTATCTGGGCGCGTGTATCGCAAGCGAACCGGATATGTCGAATCCATTTCACCCGTGACAGCAAATCGAGAATGTAAGGGTCATCACAAGCTCGCCGGGCATCCAGCCCTTGATTGAAGTCCACCGCGATACCCATGCGGACGATTTCCTCGATCTGTTCCAATCCGAAATCGGATGCCAGCACATTGTTGTCGAGCAGTACGGCCCGGCGTTTGTTGCCGATGAATTCGCGTATCGGCGATGCCGGACGTATCGAACCTTCTTTATGCGGAACGATACACCACGGACAATGATTCGGACAACCTCGGGTAAGGAAACCGTAGGCTTCATCCACTCCGTAAAGCGAATAATCAGGGCACATATGCTCGATAGATTCCGGCAGTGTCGTCGTGTAGTCTCGATAACCTGTCCCGGCCTTCACCACTTCGCAAGGGTAATAATCCGAACAGTCGGGCGTGAACGTGAAGACCTTCGACATATACACCCTGTCGTAGCTGCCGAACATCGCATCGGCAAACTCGACCGATTCGCCCTCAGACTTATGCCACGCCGAAAGCTTCATCAGCGCAAGATTCGGGAAGTGATGACCATCCACATCTACTATACCTATTCGCATCGGGGTTCGTAATCGTTTAGCTTCAATTTTTCAATTTCCCTATTCTTGTCATCGATTACCTTGCGGGCTATTTCCTCGCGCTGCTTAGACTCGTCGAGGCAGATTTTCTTAAAGAAATTGGCGGATTTCCTCTTGGTAGTTGCAATTCTCCTTCGACAATTTAATGTCACATAATGTCTTGTACATTGCTTTTTGTTTTTCATTATTTTTTCATAAAGCACATCCAGTGGGTTTTGGAGGCTTTACCGGACCTGTGGCCGAACAAGGGTTCCTGTCCGAAAATTTCCAGCAGTCTGCTGACCGGAATTTGAGACTCGTTCCATTTGAAGATTAATATCCCGAACGGTTCAAGAACCCGCATACATTCGTCGAAGCCTTGTTTTATGTCAGTTTCCCACGTCGGAAATAATCTGCCATACTTTTGTGCCGTATAACTATTGACTCCTAACCGGTTAAAATGCGGAGGATCGAATACCACCAGTTTGAAACAGCAGTCATCAAAAGGCATATCCCGAAAATCAGCGATCAGATCCGGATGTATTCGAACACGTCTACCGTCACATGCTATAAATTCTGCGTCTCGAATATCCATGTAAATCGTATCCGGATCTGCTTTATCAAACCACATCATTCTATTGCCACAACAGGCATCAAGTATTTTCTTGTCGGTTGTCATTTTTTATTCCTTTGGCTTCATACTCAGCAATCGTCTCGAATATCCGCAGTGCTACCTGCGGAACTATGGCGTTGCCGTAGGCTTTGACGGATTCCCTGCACCAACTTGGAAAGGTAATGCCGTCCAATCCACCGGGAAACCCATCATCTCGGCGATAAACAGGGGATTGAGTCGGGAACCCGAGCCAGTCCGGTATTCGTCGCTCCGCATAGCCATTTTCACCATTCCGCCATCTCTTTTGGCCTGACTCGGCGGGAGTGAAACGTTTCTTGCGTCGTTGGCTGTCGGCGTATGCAGGAGCTGCATCGGCATGAAGACCGTCTTCCCTTCGACACATACCTTCAGACCCTGAGTCTGCACGGTGGGCAACAAACCACACCCTGTCCCTGCGATGGGGAGCGTCGACACCGCAAGCCGGAAGTACGAACGGTTGGACTTCGTAGCCCTCATTTTCCATGTCAGAACACACCTGCTCGAAAACCAGTCCCTCCGACCAATCAATAATTCCGGGAACGTTTTCGCCCACGACCCAGCGGGGACGAATCTCCCGAATAGCTCCAAGCATCTCCGGCCAGAGATAGCGGTCATCTCCCGTCCCTTTGCGTTTTCCGGCGACGCTGAACGGCTGGCAAGGGAGTCCGCCGGTGAGAACGTCGATACGGTCTCGCCAAACGGTAAAGTCAGTTGTTCGGATGTCTTCATATTGCGCTGCTTTCGGAAAATGGAATTTTAGAACCTTACGGCAAAACGGGTCGATCTCGCAGTTGAACACGTTAGTCCAACCTGCCCATTCTGCGGCCAGATCGAAGCCGCCGATACCGGAAAAAAGAGACGCGTGGGTCATGGCTTCAGTTTGTAATGCCCCCTGTCGTTTCGTATCAAGACCCCCTTTCGTACCAGTCGCAAGCAGATAGGGGAAGCCCAACAGCTATGGTGCGCTCCTCTATATCCGAAGGTTCGAGCGTGTTCCAAACCTATTACCGACGGGGACACATAATCTTTGTCTTTGAGGTAGGCTATTATCCACTCCTCTTTTTTCGTCAGTTTCATTTCTTCCAAGTTTTTAAAGACTGATTCTATAATATTTCACGCCAGCCGACAACATATTCATCGTCATTCTTAGCATCATCGGTAAATATCAACCCGCCATCTGTCACCCATACGTTATCTATCTCAATATTACCAAGATATATCTTCTCTCCACCTACACAGAACACTTTTATCAATACCGACACGCCGTAAGGCGGACGGTTTTTCGGATCATTCCAACGAGTCAATTTTTCATATACCCTTTCTTCTGCCTCCTGCTCGGCAAGCTCTACAGCCTGATAAGCAGTTACTCTATCAACCACATCGAAAATCCAACCGCCTTCAGTCATATACCCCATATCACTTTCGATGATTTCTTTTGCTCTTTCGCTTTTCATGGCTCAATCGTTTTTACTCCCCAATTTCTTCATTGCGTCCTTACATATAGCCACGACGCACTCGCACTGAAATTCGTCGAACATGCCTATGTGGCATACTTCCGGCTCTACACCCATTTGTGCGGCCAGCCATCGGTAAGCCTTGTTCCGGTTCGATATGCCCGGAATGTATTTCGGCCATATCCGGTTGATAAGCGGTGTACGGGAAATCGGGTCGAAATAGTAATGAGCCCGTTTTTTCCACTCGCGAAGAGATCGGTTAGCCAGTCGGCCGAGCGCCTTGTCCGTACCCCGGTGAACGCCCACGTAAGCGTCGCACTTGCGGCACAGGTAGATCATTCCGTAGCTGATCCCGTGATAGACGGCAGCGCTATCGACATACTCCGTCGGCTGTCCGCAGTAAGGGCAGATTTTGCCTGCCATAATCAAAGTCGTATCATAAAATCGTCGTCCCATATCAACATATCGGTTTTGATAACATAATTTGTCTATCCCCTGAACCCTCGTATTCGGCCTTCTTTGGTGGCAATTTTCAATTTTCTCTGCTTGATAATATAATCCCTACCCTCGAATGCCAAAAGCGTAAAATAGGCACTTCTATTTCGTTTTGTGGCCCCCTTGTTGCACATGGCTATAAGTAGCCGCTTCAAATCGTCCGGAGTCATGCGCTCGAAAATCCCCAGTATCTGACGGTCTGTCAACGGAAACTCCATGAGCGCCACCGAGGGCGTATACTGGGCTATCCACTCTCTCACGTTTTTCACGAGCAGTTTTTTCGATGACTCCGCCCATCTCTCCATGCCGTCCTCGCCTTCCTCGCGCGCGCACGAGGTGTTCTGTATATTTTTCAGTTTATACTGTGTGTGTGTATTATTCTTTTCTTTCTTATAATTCTTTATATATTGGTCATCTTTCGTTGTTGCCTTCGCGTTTCCTTCATGCTCGACATACCGTTTCCTTCGATCTTCGCACACCCCCTCTATTCCTACTGTTCCACAGTCATTTAAGCTTACACCTTCTGTTTCCTTCGTGTCAAGCGTTTCACTACCTTTCATTATCCCGCCATTGTTTCCTTCATAAAAGGGATTTCCTTCGTAGTTATTCGGGTCCTGATAATAATCGTATTTACAGATGGTTACAATCATTCCGCCCGTTTCCTTCGTAACGGTAGCGACGCCTGCATCTCTCATCCGCCGGATGGATTTCGAGAGCTGAGATTTCGAGTATTTCATCTTCCTGAAACCGACTTTCCAGCTCAAATCTTCCTGTATGTCCTCCAGTCGGAAGAACCCCGATCCCCGAGGCATAAGGTCGTGCTTATAGTAGTTTACACTTCGCAGAAAGTATTGCCACAGCTCTCTGTCTACCGGCGGATTGTGCGCCATGCTCCCCTCCTGTATGCAGCGCGGCTGCAATATGTATCCCCCCTTTATCATGTCTCCTAAATTTTTATCTTCGTTAAAGGCTTGCCAGGTATCTCCCATACCTTGCCATACCGATTGCTCACTGCTAACACCAATCCGTTCTCCCGGATAATCTCCCGCCCCTCTCGCGCGCTTATGATGCTATGGTAATGGGGATATATTATTTCCCATACTTCCGTTACATCATCCGGCATTCCCTTCGGGTTAACATAGTATTTGGCAATTATGAACTTCATCGTTTCTACATCAAATCACGACACGTGATGCACGCAAATTTTCTCGCTATGTACCGGAGATAGCATTTTGATTACAGGGCAATACCCTATCCCCTGCTCCACGTCTTGGATGAATCGGCATGTCTCGCATTTTACTTTCGCCCTCTCACCCATTTTACGTATTCTTCCTCCCTTTCTCTTCTCCACCATTCTAATAATTCCTCATCTTCTTTGGCTTCTTGCTCCCTTTGTGCGTTGGTGTACGAGTGGGCCGCAATCATTGCGATTATGGGAGACAATACGATGAACAGCAGCCCGATAATATGAGTACAGATAACGAATATTATCTCTCTGAGCGGGTCCTTTTCGCTCCAATCCGCCCACTGGGCAAATTTGTCGAAGCACTTGTCTATTGTTTTGGGTTCTCCTTCCATATCAGTATTCTTTATCCAGTTTTTTACGTATTCTCGCCGAAGGCAGGACGGGATATTTGGATATATCGATAAACAATACACCGTCTATATTCTCGGCCTTCAGCTTCCCCAATGCGATTCTTTTCTTGACGCCGTTGTAGGTAATGCCAGACATCATGGCATAAGTTTTCAGCCTAATCAAGACCTTGTCTTCTTCCATTATTCATTCGTAATTTCTGCTACAATATCATCTACTTCCTTTTTCTCCGCCTCTTTGGCATCGACTCCGTCCACATATATCGGCTCGCAGGACTCTATGTCTTCGGAGCTCGGCACGGATTGGTCGAATTTAAGTGCCGCCGTTATCTTGGGTTGCTGTTGCGGGTTGATCGGGCACCACTTTTTGATTATGCTTTTCAGCACCGTCTTTTGCCCCATAGCGACGAAATCCGTTTGCCACAATCCATTCTCCCTGTAGAATGATTTTGAATACTTTGCCCCGTGAGCCTTGCATTCGTCCACCGTCATGTACAGATAGAAGTCCGCCCCGGTCATCAGCTTCAGATAGGAGACGAATCCGCTAAGTATCGACCTGTCCGAATTGTTCAGATTGAAGCGCATGTCGCCCGTAAAGGGATTTATTGCCTCTATGTCACCCTCGTACACGTTAGCCACATGGATACGCGCCACATTGCCGGTTCTGTGGGCTAACTGCACATATCCGTTCTTCATTATTTGGAATTGCGCGACTCCGCCGTAGGGCACCAATGCGGCCTGCCCCAAATTGGTGTCGATCGACAGATTAGTGTATGCCGCAACCAGCGAGGATCGGATAATAGATGTAGGGTCGGCCTTCATCAGCAACTTGTTGTTGGTCGTGGCCGACAATATCGACTGCATAAAAGAGGGTGCGTATTCCCCCAACATCATCTCGAACCGCTTTTTGGTTTCTTCGTGGAACAGCGTTTTTTTCAACTGCGTCAAAAACGATTGAGAGGCTATATACGGAGCTCTCGACCTTTCCATCGAGGCCCGTGCCAATTCTTTTTCAGTTTCCATAGCCGTTATTTTAGCCCTAACTTGATCTTGATCACTTCGGCAATAGCCATGTACTGCCTTTCGAATTCATTTCCCTGATGTGTCTTTTTGACTTGTTCCTCGAACTCTTCAATAGAACCCCGAAAGCATCCGCAGATGATTTCAACTTTCCCTGATTGAGTTTTATAGGCATGGGTGTGACGATTAGCAGACCCAAAACAATCAAATCCACAATGTTCATTATTATTTGACACCTTAGCATCGCCGGACACCTGAGCATTGCCGGACACCTTAGCATTGCCGGACACCTGAGCATCGCCGTACACCTGAGCATTGCCGGACACCTTAGCATCGCCGGACACCTGAGCATCGCCGTACACCTTAGCATTGCCGTACACCTTAGCATCGCCGGACACCTGAGCATCGCCGGACACCTGAGCATCGCCGGACACCTGAGCATTGCCGTACACCTTAGCATCGCCGTACACCCAAGCATCGCCGGACACCTGAGCATTGCCGTACACCTTAGCATCGCCGTACACCCAA